CAGGATCAAGATGCACACGTTCTTCAGGTACATATTCTAACATCATCTGGGCAGAAAAATGCCTGGGGCTAACAGTTGTTTCTAATTCTTGTATTTTTTCTATTGGAAACATCTCTGGCCATGCCGGATTTCCAGCAGCATCAACAATTGGTATTTTTAAATATTTAAAACCTTTTAAAAAAGGTATTGAATTATTAAAATTTTCGTTTAATCTAATAGACATGGACTTCACTCCGAAAACTTTACCTACGAATTTAGAAGCCGAACAAGCGGTGCTTGCGGCTGTGCTGATGAACAATCGTGCATTAGAAAATATTTCTGATTTCTTGTCACCCGAACATTTCTCGCACCCTGCACATCAAGAAATTTATAAATTGGCTTTGCGACAATTTGCTGTTGGTATACCATTCGACATAATAACCGCCAAAACATACCTTGAACAACAAGGGGTTTTGGAAAGTGTTGGCGGTGTTGAATATTTATCTAAATTGGCATCTGCAGGTTCAACTGTTGTAAACGTTGAACATTATGGCAAAATTGTTTTTGATAATGCCAGACGCCGTGATTTGATAAATCTGGGACAGTCGATAATTGACGATGCTTACACTGAAAATTTAGATAAAGATGTAAACACCCAAATTGAATCCGCAGAACAAAAATTATTCAATTTGGCATCCACAGGTCAATCTGAACACAGTGCAATACCGTTGGCAGACGCATTAAAAGACGCTTTGAAAGAGGCAGAAAACGCATACAAAGCGGATGGTAAATTATCTGGTTTAACAACGGGTCTGGATGATTTAGATAAATCCATCAGTGGTTTACATCATTCTGATTTGCTGATTATCGCTGGTCGTCCTGGTATGGGTAAAACTACATTGGCAATGAACATTGCTTTTAATGCTGCAAACGCAATATTAAATGGTCGTGCAAACGATAAATACAAAGGTGCCGTTGCATTTTTCAGTCTTGAAATGTCACAATCTCAATTGGCTGCTCGCGTTTTATCATCGCAATCTAAAATACCTGCGACACGTATGCGTGATGGTAATTTAACGGACGAAGATTTTTTAAAAATGTCGCAATACGTAGATGCACTGTCAAAGGTTCCTATTATTATTGATGACACTGCAAACATGTCTGTTCCTGGGATAAAAACACGTGCACGTCGTATCGCACGCCAGTTTGGTGGTATCGCGTTGATTGTAATCGATTATTTACAGTTGATGACTTCCCCCGGTGGCAAACACAACGACAACCGCGTCCAAGAATTATCTGAAATCACCCGTGGTTTAAAGATACTTGCCAAAGATTTAGATGTCCCTGTCATTGCCTTGTCTCAATTATCACGTAAAGTTGAAGACCGTGATGACAAAAGACCTGTGTTATCTGATTTACGTGAATCTGGTTCTATTGAACAGGATGCTGATATTGTTTTGTTCACATACCGTGAAGAATATTATCTTGAAGGGCGTTCACCTGAAAAACGTTTATCTGGTTTAACATCAGAAAACGCGACACAACAATGGCAAAACAGACTTGAACGTTCCAGAAACAAGGCAGAAGTTATTGTCGCTAAGAACAGACACGGAAAAACAGGCAGTATTCAATTAAGCTTTAACGGCGAATATTCGTTGTTTGATAATCTGAATCAATTCGTTCAACCTGAACCTGGCAATGAATTCGGTGCATCTTTTACACCTGTGCCCGATACAAACACCCAAATGATTAGTGATATAAACGATATTCCTGATGATATAATTTAATTTTCTCTTGCCAAACATTTAAAAATTGACTATCATTTTGTCAACATATGTCTAAGGAGTTTACAGATGGCACAAGAAGAAATCATTTTTCCAAACAATATCCGCAACATTCGTGCAGCCAAGGGGCTGAAAATGACAGAATTGGCGAAACGTGCAGGATTATCTTTGTCTGCTGTTTCAAAAATCGAAAAGGGTGTTCGTCGTTTGAATCAAAAACAACTTCTGAATGTCTGCACTATATTGGGTTGTAAATTGTCTGATATATTCATTCACGAAGCAGATGCTGTGGCTGAAAATTGGCAAAATGAAATTAAACGCCGTCTGGCAGATAACGAAGGCAGTGGTCTTAAAATTTTCGGCAGTGGGTTACGTAAAATTCGCCAACGTGCAGAAAAAACTATTGCCGAAGCAGCCAAGGCTTCAAAGATGACATTGTCTGTATATCATAAAATAGAGGTTGGTCAACGCGAAGTCTATGAAAATGAAATCGACATATTGGCCAAGGCTTTTGGTTACACATCTAATCAATTATTTGATGAAATTGCCGCACTTTACAAGGCCGGTGAATTGACCAAACAAATTGACAAAGTTAAAGAACGTGTTAAATCTGTTCTTGAACCAGTAAATCCTATGTCTGGTCTGGACATTCATGGTGGTTTATATGGTGCCCAGTTGTATGATAATGCACGTAAAAAATTGGTTCCTGTATTTGGCACACCAAATGGCAAATCCATAAAACTGAAAAAATCTGACGAAAATATGATTGTTGCCCCAAGTTCGCTTGAAGGACGCAACGGTATTTACGCAGTTATTCCAAATTCTAAACGCCTGGGTGGTTTTATTCCAGAAACATCTTATGTTTTTGCAGACGCTAATACTAAACCCAAGGCTGGCGATTTAGCCGTATGCATAAACGCAGATTTTGCAAAAATTTCTTCTGACGAAGTTGTTGATGCACAAATTGTTGTTGTTCATCAAGACAACAATGGAAAAACATACGGTCGTGTATCTAATCCAGAAGAAAAAATATCTGGTAAAACAATGCACAAAATTGTCATGATTGTTATGCAATAGGCACAACAGTTCACGGGGGGGACACACATGCCACAACAAGCACTCATTATCGCACAACGTTTATTAAATCTTTATCGCCAAGAACACGTTATTGATGGTGGTTGGTCTGCCGTTAACGCAATTTTTATTCAAGAATCTAATGACCCAAAAGTTATAAGTGAATTAGAATTATTACCAACGGGTCAAAGATTAATCACCCACATAAATAATTTACGCAGTGGCAAAACCCCTATGAATTCTATTGATAAAGATTTATTACCGTATGGTGGTATGATGTCTGGTCAAACGGTTATATTCGCCCTAAGTGATGACGAAAAGGCACAATTAAAGGCCGCATTGAATGACTTTCAACCCACTCCTCAAAATTTGGCACAAATCAAAAATATGCCTGTGGTTCAAAGATTTGGCAACGATTGGATAGAAGATATAAAATCTTCTATTGTATCTGATTCTGATATGTTAGAGAAATGGCGTGTTGTTGCAAAAACTGACAAGGCATATCGTATTTGGGATTCTGCAAAAAAACTATTATCTGAAACTTTGACAGAAAGAAATCGTGCACAAATTCAGGCTGACATGCCTGAATACGAAACATATTTGCCGATGTTTGGTGACCAAGGTCAAGAAGTACTGACAAAATTACGCACATTTGTATCATCGGTATAGCCAAACTTATTCCGTTTTGTATATCGTATTATGCGTATGCGGTGTTCCAATATAAATCATCGTCCCATGTGGCGAAAGAATAAAATCCAGTTCCCGCAACCTCTCACGCAGATTTTGTCGTTTCTTTTCAGTGTTACATGTGTTTGGAACTTCGACATCATCACATATAATCAAATCAGAACGTAATCCAGTAATATTTCCAGAAATCCCCTGACAAATCACAGATGGTTCTCGAATTCCAATTGGACGTTTGATAGTAATTTTATGTGTACCCCACTCTTTTTTTACATCTGGTAAAATATCTTTACACCACGGATGATTTTCCAGAATATTTTTTATATGAGAAACCATCCGTGACGACAAACTTGTTTCAGCCGACAAAATAAATATTCTGGTTTCTGGTTTATAATACAATACACACGCTGCAAAAATACCAACCACAGTAGACTTTCCAGAATGTCTGAATGCAGTCAACAATCCACGACGTGGTTCTGTATTAAAAACATTTGCCAGAAAACGCATTATTTTTTCGTGATGTTTCGGCGTTTGGAACCCCAAGACTTTGTTCCATTCGTATAAAAAATCAAGAGCCTGTGAAACATTCATTTTTTATATTTTTATTTACCCCGCTATTTTATCTATGTTCGATAACCAATTTTTTATTATATTTGGTTTTTTGGTCTTAGTTTTTTTGATTTTTTCTAAATTTTCCTGTTGCTTTTCATCATAGGGTTGTGCTGTTTCGTTACGCAACCTTTTTAACACAGCTTCTTCAGACAAACTGGTTCCACTGTTTCCTGTGGCTCCATATTTAGCCCGTTGATTTGCCAAAACTTTTTTTATTAAATTAGTTTTTGTATTTTCGTCTTCGACCATTTTGGCTAATATTTTTTGACGTTCATTTGTCGCTGTTTTTTTTGATTCGTTGTAATCCAGTAATTTTGTCACATCTGATACTAATTGTCCCATTTTATAACTCCATTTTATATTGAATACCATCCATCCGTTGTCACAGATAATACAGTTGCAGGTAATGATTCGTTGCTTGATATTGACCACAAAGGCTGCATTGTATCATATTGATACCCAATCAAACTTAAAGACAAATCGCCATTATACCCATCACTGTCTTCATCATAAACATCGTTCGGTATTTCCACACGTTTATTATTTATAAATACAGTTTTCGTATTTTTTAATCGCAACTTTATTTTACGTATTCTCAATTTTTTTGGTGCATGCCCATTTACAATCAGTGGCAAAGCAGAAACTTTGTACGAAAAATTATAATTATCTGAATCTTTTAAACAATCACTGTCAAAATTTTCCAAAAAACATGTATTTTGTCTTTTTACAACTACATAAGTTTTTTCATCTATGACTGTCACATATTTAAATACACCATCTGTTGTATATGTACCCCATGCAGATATCTCTGTATTGGTATATTTATTTAAAACTGCCATACGACCATTTTCCATAACAATATACAAACGATGTTCTGTCGGATTGTACGCAATACTTACAGGATTATTCATAAGATGTTTAGCACAGCAACATAAATCTGTCGCATTATAAGTTTGTTTCAAAACATCCATATCCAATTCACGAATATCTTGACCTGATTTTGATATAAAAACTGTACTGCCTTCGATTTGTTGTGGTGGTAAATATCTTGTAATAATACTGCCCACAGATGTATGTTGTTTAATATTTACATTTGAAGGTGTTAACGGAGAATTTGAAATTGCCCATTCACCAACAGACGTTAATATCTGCAACGTATCACTGCTTATCACAGTAGATATATGATTATGTTGACCAGACAACAATGAAACAAAAATCGCTTCATCATCAAGACCAGTACCTACATCAAAATCATTATATTGCCCTGTTTTGGACATCCATATATTATTTGGTGCAGAAGGACTGCCCCCAAAGACCAATCTGTTTTGATGGAAAGATACAGATACGGGCCAACCACGCATATTGCTGAACACAGCTTCAGTCCAATTATACAATGGATTTTGTGGCAACGAAAAAGCACCGTTTGTATACGCAATCGCACTGCGTGCATTTTGAACAGAATCTATTATCCATTGTTTATTATGAATAAACAACCTGACCCCAACCCACGCATTTGACCACATATCTTTGTTTGTAGTAAACACAGCATGATTGTTGTCTATATTACTGGCACTGATAGTTATCGAAACGTCTGCAGTATCATCAAATCTGGTAAACGGGATATTTATACTAATGTCCGGATTTATAAAAAATGAAAAAGTCGACAGTTTAAAACTGTTAGTATTTTTTGTTAATATACGTGGCTGATAACCTGGGTGTACAAAAAACAAAGTATTAAATCTTTGTGCATATTGCAATTTTGGTAAATCTGTATCAGACCATGGTGCAACCAATGTTGTTATTTTTGTATCATTTTTATACACATCAATGGACTGTTCATAAATAACCAATAAATATTTTTCATCTTCACTGATTATAAATGGCACCAATATTGAATTATCTGATACCTGTGCTATTTTTTTCAAACCTGGTCTGCGTTTTAATCCACCAGATTGCAAAACATCCATATTTTCAAGTTCAGAAACCCCAAAACTATTATCTATCGCATAAAAATCTGGGGATACTTCACCACAAGAAAAAATACTTTGTGTTTTTAAAAAATTTCCCATGATGAAATCCTTTGGTTAAAATCTTGAATTAATTAAAGAAAACCTATCTATATTTGATTGGTTTGCTGACGTTGTACTGTCTATAAATTTTGCAGATTGATATTCTGATTCATACAAAGCAGTTATCATTTTAAAAACGTTAGCATCACCAACCAAAGGTATACAAAATTCAACAGCCAGTTTTGTAGCAACTAATGCAGCAAAATAATTTGGAAAATCTTGTGGTTCTGTTTTTACAATCGCCAATACTTCTATGGTATCACCAAATGTATTTATTTTATTACCTGTAATTTGACCTTCACATTTCAAGATTCGCAATACATTCAAAGGGATAACAAAATCCCCATCTGTATTTCTGGTTAACTTTAAACTATGTGTTGCAAACCGCCATGGAAACATCGCCAACAATGTATCAACAGTTGGTTCAAACAAAGTTCTTGATAACTGTGCTGCTGCCGAATCTTCGTACCATGATTGTATTGCTTGTTCACCCAACTTCAACAGAGCCATTGAACATAAATCTATTTTTGTAAACATATTTAAACCCATTTTAAGTAAAAACGGGTCAAAGATTCGACCCGTTTTGTAAAAAAATTATTATTAAGACAACGCACCAACGGTGACAACACCTTCTGATACAGTTATCGCTTTGATGGTTGCACCATTAGAACCATTGATTAAAATAATATCACCTGTGTTCATCAATGTTTTTACACTTGAAAAATATCCAGATGCTGTGATTGTTGCCAATGTCGCACTTTCTTTGTAATGCCACAATGTAAATCCGTTTGCGTACGCAATCACAGATAAATTTTTATTTTGAAATGCCATATCATATTCCTTTTGGTTATGGGTTAAGCAGCATCATCATCGCATTTAATACGAACAATACCTTCGTTATCAATCAACACAGCACCCTGAGACATACTGTTGCTGATAAAATGAGCAGCACGTTCACCATGCCATGTGATATCTGTTTTAACTTCCTGACCACATGCATGTCCGATACTTGATGCATGATAAATAAAACAGTCACGATCATCAGTATTAGCCAACGGCAATGAATTACACAAAATCCAATTAATACCTAACCATTTTCTGGATTCACAACCGTCAACCAATGGTGTTGCATTGCCAACATAATCAGCAGAAACAAATTCAGATATTTTTAACAATTCATTCCATTGATGTACACCAACAACCGCAAATCTGCGACCATCGTCTGGAACATCATTAGAATTCAGCGTTTCTAATGCAGACATAATTAACGATTTTGTTAAACCAGTTGAATAATCCCCAACATATTGCGTTGCATTGTTCATCGCAGCAATAATTAATTCATCTGTTTTGCGACCCAAAGCATAAGCACCAGCAGATGCAACAACACGACGTTCATCAACATTAGTTTTTAATTCATCCAATGCATCAATCCAATCACCTGCATAATAATCTTGTAAAAC